TAAGAGACTACTACCGGAAATTTACCAAGAAACTGGTAAGAGCATTCCATTTACGTTATGGACCCTCGAGAGACAGCCATTCAACATCAATGATATTGGAAGGAGTCTGTACCAGGAGAGATGATAAAGTTGTCCTTGGGCTCAGAGCCATCGCAATTGCAATTAAGCTTGCGACCGGATCGGAGAACACGGCAAGAGAGATCGTATCTCTAATGTTCAGTAAAATGTACCGAGCAGAAGAGTCAGTCGATGCAGTGTTTTCTTCATGGAAGAAAGCATGTAACGTGATCGTCAATCAGTTGACCGAAAATAGTGTAGAAGGTGCAGACAAGGTCTTCAAATTCGGCACTATCTCTGAGATCGGCGAAATCCTTAATAAGGAGATCGACCGTCAAAGAGAGATCGGGGAAATGGAGGAGATGGACAAATTCTGGATAATCTCAATTCTGAGCCAAACCAGGATTCTTCCGCCTCCGGGAAAACAAGCAACCATCGATAAGACCATTGAGTATCTCACTGGCCTATCGAACATTCCTCCAGATATAAATGATCTGAACGAAGACGATCGATGGATACCTAGGTCGGCCTATGACGCTGGTAAGATGGACGGGGTCCATTACTGGTCAAAGAAGCACTACCTAGGTGCAATGAACATGGGAAAGATAGTGGGAAGAGATATCGCAGTGCGACTCCAAACCCTCTCTGCAGAACAGGGAGTACCTTTTAAGGCCTACTGTGAACAGAGAAAATCTTACCATGACTCACTAACGAGTTCGTCTTGCTGGGAGCATTCCCGCGAACAAGGCGGCAAATTTGCTACCTTCTTCACCGAAGACGGGGATTTCAGGAAATTCCTTGAAACTCCAGTCTGCGAGCTTTACGAACATGATGGAGAACTATTCCGTGACACTTGGGAGAACACAATCTGTTCTGCCGAAGACGGTCACCACGAGTTCTGGCGTATAGCCTACCTAGACAAACCCTTGACGGGAATGATAGGTCAGGTTATAACACCAGGGTACCTCAAGGATAGCGAGGAAGCCTTCGCTACCGGAGTAGACTCAAGATTTGGCTCTTTACTGTTCGAGTGGTCACGACATTGTCATGCCAACTGGTCCAGGAACTACGATCCCGATGATAAGAGTACCTATCCAAAGGGGAAAGTCAGTATCGTAAAAGAGCCCGGAGTGAAGATTAGGCCTGTTACATCAGGTGAAACATGGCTTAATGTCTTCTT